TCTCTTTCTTTATCCAAAAGGAAAAGCCCTGAGCGAAAAGGAAAAGGTCATGACCGACCGCGCATTGAAACGATCGTTGCGAATGCCGCTGAATCACATGGGCCCGAAGTGGCCCAATGGGCTAAGCGTGTGCTCGGAGTGGAGCTCATGCCCTGGCAGGTGCACGTGCTCAACGGTCAGCTCAGCGTTGACGCCGATGGGCGATGGTGCAACCCCTTGTCTCTGGTCAGTGTCGCACGACAAAACGGCAAGACGGTTGCGCTCAAGGCGCTGCTTGGTTGGTGGCTGACGGATTACTCGAGGCACGCAGGGCCGCAAACGATTCTGACCACAGCCCACCGGCTCGACTTGGCGACTGCACTGTTTCAAGACCTTGCGCCGATACTTGAGGCGAAGTTTGATGTCAAAGCGGTGTGGGCTTACGGTCGTAACAGCATCAAGATTGGCGACAGCGCATGGCATGTCAAAGCTGCACGCCCGAGCGCTGGTCACGGCATGAGCGTTGACCTGATCCTTGCCGACGAAGTATTCGGCATTGACTCCGAGACGCTTGACATCGGCCTGTTGCCTACGCAACGTGCACGACCCAATCCGCTGTGCTCGATGTGGTCAACGGCAGGCACCGAGGAATCCGTAGCCATGCTGCGTTGGCGTGAGCAAGGCTTACGTGCAATTGATGAAAATAAGAGCACCGGCATTTACCTGGCTGAATACTCGCCGCCGCCAGACATTGAGCCGATGAGCGAAGCCGCGTGGGAATACGCCAACCCCGCGCTCGGACACACGCTCGACATACGCACCATTCAGCAAGAGTCAAAGTCTCCAAATCGTGCAGGCTTCCTGCGATCTAGCGTGAACCTATGGGTACAGTCCGAAATCTCTTGGCTGCCGCCTGGCAAATGGGAATCGCACGCAACCGACAAGCCACCGATGCCCGGTGGCGTGCTCGCGGTCGAGGTGGCGATGGAGGATGGGCGCTACGTCGCAGTGCGTTGCAACGCGAACTCTGCTGGGATGCTGACTGCGACTGTCGCGTTCATGTGCGAGACGATCACCCAGGTGTGGGAGCACATCAGGATTCAGATGCGCGACAACCCGAATCTGACTGTTGCCATCACGCCGACACTTGACACCAATTGCCCGACTGATCTAGCCAGGCGTCGCGTCATCGTCGGATACCAAGAAATAACGCGCTACACATCGATGGTGCGTCAGCTCATCAATGAGGGCCGCGTCAATCACACCGGCGAAACAATGCTCGCGGAGCATGTCGGTCGCGCTGTCGCAGTCAAAACGCCTGGCAGCATCGCGTTGAGCTCCACCAAGTCAGCCGGGCCGATTGAGCTCGCTCGATGCTTGGTGTGGGCTGTCGGATTGTCTGCAAGACCGCGCCCGATGGTCAACCGACCTGTCATTGCATCAAGCGCCTAGACTGACCAGCCATGGCATCACTATTCAGCTTGAAGCGCGGCACACCCAATCAGACGCAGGCGCGCATCGGCGCTGCCGGAGCTGCAGGCGACCCCTACGTCGGCAACTTCATGACCTACACCGTGGACTTCACACGGTCGCAGGCCATCCAGATACCGACAATCAGCCGTGCACGCGACCTGATCTGCAGCATGATCGGATGCCTACCAATCCGCCAATACTCGAAGCAGTGGGTTGACGACGACTACGAGGACATTGACCTGCCCGATGACACATGGTTCATGCAGCCCGACCCCAACGTGACACGCAACTTCATCCTGAGCTGGACTGCCGATGACTTGTTTTTCTACGGTCGAGCATTCTGGATTGTGACCAGCCGATTCGGCAACGGATTCCCGGCGACGTTCACGTGGATTCCCGCATCGAACGTGCAGACACGCGATCAAGTTGGCCCGCTGTGGTTCGGCCCGAGCAAAGAGGTGTATTTCAACGGCACACATTTGAACCCACAGGATGTGGTGCAGTTCATCAGCCCGATTCAAGGCGTGTTGACGATGGGCGCCAGGGCGATTCGCACCAACATCAACCTCGACACGAGCGCTGAGCGATTCGCACGCAACCAGACACCAGCAGGTGTGTTGAAGCAGACCGAGGGCGAGCCGTTGAGCGCAGAGGAGCTCAGCGAGTTGGCTGCAGGGTTCGCAGCTGCACGAAACAACAACGCGATTGCCGCGCTCAACCAGTACGTGGACTGGAAAGAGTCGTACATGGATCCGAGCAAGCTGCAGTTGACCGAGGCGCGCACGTATCAGGCGCTCGAGATGGCACGCCTTGCAAACATTCCGCCATACCTGGTCGGCGCGCCGACCGGCGGCGGCATGACGTACCAAAACGCGATGCAAGCACGCCAAGACCTCTACCTGTTTGGTGCAAAGCCTTACATCGAGTGCATCGAGTCAACGCTGTCAATGAACAACGTGACACCACGCGGTCGTTACATTTATCTTGACGTTGATTACTACTTGGAGGAAGCAAACGAGGTGCCGGGGGCGGGTAACGCTGCACCCTCCCCGGCGCTACCCTCTGAGGAAGGAAACACATGATCAAGCTCACTGCCACCGATACGTTCATCATCGCTGAGGAAGGCGAAACACCGCGCACCATCTCGGGCGTCGCAGTGCCCTGGAACACCGAAGCCACCGTCAGCGATGGCACCCGCGTCAAGTTCGAACGCGGCAGCCTTGCCACCAACGGCAAAAACCCCAAGCTGCTCAAGTACCACGACGACACCAAGCCAGTCGGCGTCGTGACCGGGCGTGTGGACTCCGAAAAAGGCATGCTGTTCACGGCACGCATCAGCGCCACGTCAGAGGGCAACGACATGCTCGAGCTCATCAAGGATGGGGCCGTTGACGCGGTATCGGTCGGAGTAAACCCAGTCGAATTTAGCTACGACGACCAGGGCACCATGGTGATCAGCCGTGGCGACTGGGTAGAGTTGTCGCTAGTCACCGCACCGGCATTCCGCGGTGCTACGATTACAGAGGTTGCAGCGACCGAATCTAAAACGACAGAGGAGCTACAACCAATGACCGACAAGATCGAAACCGCTGCAGCAGTTGCTGAAGTTCCAGCCGCTGCACCGACTCAGCCTGTTTGGGCTGCCGCCAAGAAAGAGTTCAAGCTCCCATCGGCTGCCGACTACATCAGCAAAGTGCTTCGCGGCGGTGCCGAAGCACAACAGTTTTTTGCCAACATCAAAGCCGCTGCGCCCGATGTGGTCACGACCGACACGCCTGGCATCCTGCCAGAGCCAATCGTCGGCCCGGTGTACAACAACTTCCGTGGCCTGCGCCCAGTCGTTGACGCAATCGGCGTCAAGGCAATGCCAGGTGGCGGCAAAGTGTTCCGTCGCCCAGAAGTCACCACGCACACCACGATCGGTGCCAGCAACGGCGAAAACGCCAACCTCGACTCAGGCACGTTCGTTGTGTCAAACAACAACGTCACCAAAGGCGTGTACGGCGGCTACGTTCGTCTGTCGGAAGAAGACATGGATTGGACTGAGCCTGAAGTGCTCGGCCTCCTGCTCGATGACATGGCGCGCATTTACGCCAACGAAACCGACAACGTGGCAGCAGACGACCTCGTGACCGGTGCAACGCAAACCACCGCGTTCACATCGCCAATGACAGACCCATCCAACTGGGCGGCGTGGATGTACGACGCATCATCGGCAATCCTCTCAGGTTCAAATGGCAACCTGCCAACGCACCTGTTCCTCTCGCCCGATCAGTGGGCAGCTCTCGGCAAGCTCAGCGATGACGCCAACCGACCGCTGTTCCCACAGGTCGGCCCGATGAACGCATTCGGCACGTTGCAACCCGGTGGCACGGCTGGCAATGCATTCGGTTTGGTCGTTGTTGTTGACCGCAACTTCGCCAGCGGCACGATCATCATCGGAGACCCAAGCGGTTACGAAATCTTCGAACAGCAGAAGGGCGCAATCCAAGTCGAAGCTGCTGACGGTTCGCTGTCGCGTTACATCAAGTTCCGTGGCTACTTTGCCACCTTGATGATTGATGCGCAGAAGTTCCGCAAAGCTGTCTGACCTAACTAGTTCGCCTCCTCCAAGCGACTAACACCGTGGCGACGTACACCATCACCCACTCCCAGGTGATTGACAACGTCGCCACGGTGCAGGTCTTGCAACAACCCGAATTCGAGGTTGGGCAATCAATCACGATCAGCGGCCTGACCGGTTTCAACGGCACATACGTCATCAGAGCGTTGCCCGAGTATTACTTCACCGGCGTCAGCGACCAGGGCGACTACCAGTACGACACATCGCGCATCATCCCCAACCAAATACAGTTCGCGCTCACTGCAGCCGACCAAGAGCGTGCAGCTGCGTCAGGCAGCCTCACCTATTCGGTCACGTGCACGTGGATAGTCCAGGGCGACCTCGAGGACTACCTTGGCTACACATTCACCAGCCCAAGCGCCGATTACGACATCATGGTCATGGCGGTCGGTGCCGCCAACGCATTCGCATTCCGTAGGCGTCAAGAATCTGGCTACTGGGATTCGCCAAGCTCGGTGCCTGCGCTCGATGTCAAGTTGGGCACGACGATGTACGCAGCAGTGCTCTACCGCGAGAAGGGCAGTGTCGAGGGCTTAGCGTCGTTTGATCCGTTGGCTGTCGGCGGCCCGGTCGCAGGCAACTTCGGTCAAATCATGCGCCTGCTCGGTGTGAATAAACCGCAGGTCGCATAATGCCCGACCAGCTGTTCAAAACCGGCTACGACCAGCTCGTAACCACGCTGCAGACCATCACCGGGCTCAAAGTGTTTGATGATCCGCGCACACTCAACCCACCATGCGCCTTGGTCGAGGCGCCTACGATTTCGTTGAACACCAACGTCAACGCAGACATGGAATTCCGTGTCGTGATTATTGCGCCGGGCATCGGAGACAACCGAACGATGGACACGCTGCTTGACACAGCCGACCTGGTGCGTGAAGCCAAGATTGGGTTGACCGCTGCACGCCCAACGACGGTCAGCTATGGCGGTATGGATTACAGCGCCTACCAGCTCACCATACGCACCAAAGTGAGCCCCTAGGGCTACTAGACTGCGGATTGGCTTGCAGCGAGCCTCCACTTCAAGGAGTCACGTCACATGGCAGTTGCAACCACGATTCTCGGCCCAGCGTATTTCGCAATTGGCGCATCGTCGCCGGGCACCGCGTACACCGACCAGGTGATTAGCGTCAGCGTCGTAAAAAGCCGCGAGGCGCTTGACCAGTCATCGATGGGCGACACCGGGCGCCAGATGGTCGGCGGATTGACCAACGTGGAAGTCACCGCAACGCTGCTGGTCAGCAACACGGTGCTCAACGCCATCGCCGCCCTCGTGGGCACGCGCTGCTACGTCGCTGCACGTCGCAGCACTGGCGCTATCAGCTCGGACAACGTGGAGTATCAGGTGACCGGGGCCTTCCTGGAATCCGTGGATGTCGTGAATGCCTCGGTTGGTGAGCTGCAGGAATGCGAGGTCAGCCTGGTGGGTGGCACGCTCGTCGAAGACACGACGCCATGAAACTAAAGATTACGATGGCGTATGCACAGCCATCGGGGCAAATCGTGACAGAGACTGTCACGACAAATCTTGGCACCGTATGTGCGTGGGAGACTGCGCACGGCACGAGCAGCAAGAACCTCGTGACGCGCGAACGCCTCGATGATTACGGCTGGCTGTTTTGGTACAAACTGACCAAGCTCGGCAAAGAGAATCGCAGTTGGGCAGAGTTCGAGGATGCGTTGGATGAGCTGATTGAGGTGCAGCCGATACAGGTAAACCCTACGGAAGCGGCAGTTACCGGCGCCAGCTAGCGGACCTGCTGCTCGCCACCGGATTCTGGCCGCCAGACGTACCGTTCGAGTTAGAGGATTTACGCACCGTGCAGTTCCTGTCAGAGAAAGCAAACCGACATGGCAGTCGATAGCACCGTCACAATCGTGGGCGTCAAAGAGACGCTGCGGCATCTGCAGAAACTTGAGCCCGATACCGCCAAGGCAATAAAAGCCGAGTTCAAACAGATTGTCAAGCCGATAGTTGATGCCGCCAAGCCACAGGTGCGTGAGTTGCCGTTGAGCGGTTTTGCGCGCAATTGGAAGGGCGGCAAAATCATGCCGTGGGATAAATCAGCGGTACAGAAATCCATCATTGCGCGATTCAGCAACCGCAAGCGAGGTAACAGCCTTGCGGTGTTCAGCGTCACGATGAAAAGCCCGGCAGGCACGATTTTTGACATGGCAGGCAAGGCATCACCGAGCCGCCTGGCTGCCGCGCTCGATCAACTGGCAGGCCGACCGTCGCGTTTGATGTGGCCCACGTATGAACGGCACGCCGATCAGGTCAACGAAAATCTGGCGCGATTGGTTGAGAAAATCACTGACGAAGCGAATCGTAGGCTGGTGGGCTAATGGCTGTAACAATCCCAATCATTTCAGAGTTCGATGGCAAAGGCATCAAGTCGGCAATCCAGGAGTTCAAACAACTCGAGGGCGCTGGTGCTAAAGCCAAGTTCGCATTGACTAAGGCCGCAGTACCGGCGACCGCTGCCATCGGTGCCTTGGCTGGCATCATCGGGGTGTCTGCCAAGGCCGCGATGGAGGATGCAGCCGCACAAGATCACCTCGCAGGCGTGATGCGTCGCGCCGGTATGGCAACCGATGAGCAGATTGCCAAAACCGAGGAATTCATTAGCGCACAGTCCAGGCTGACCGCGACGACCGACGATGAGCTACGCCCGGCTATGGCAACGCTTGTCAATGCGGTCGGTGAAGCCAACTACGCCCAAGAGCTGCTGGTCAAAGCCCAAGACATCGCAGTCTCGACAGGCACCGACCTGGCGACAGTCACCGATGCCATGGCTAAGGCCGCCAACGGCAACATGAAGGCGCTCGGCAACCTTGACCCATACGTCAGGCAGATGATCAAAGGTGGCGCCGAATTTGATGAGGTGATGCAGGCGCTTGAGGTGCACACTGGCGCTGCGAGTCAGGCTGCCGAAACGCAGGCAGGCAAGATGAAAAACCTGCAGATTCAATTTGGTGAAGCTCAGGAATCGATTGGTGCCGCGTTCCTGCCGGTGCTAACGGCGCTGGTTGACAAGCTCATACCTGTCGCCGAATGGATGCAGAAAAACACCACGATTGTGTTGATTCTGATGGGCGTAATAGGCACCTTGGCAGTCGCCATTCTTGCCGTTAACGCCGCAATGAAAATACATGCGGCATACGCATTCATCATGGCCCATCAACAAGCAATCTTGAATGCTGTTATGGCGGCAAACCCAATCGGCCTGGTCGTGATCGCCATTGCAGCCCTTGTCGCTGCACTGGTCGTCGCGTACAAAAAATCCGAAACGTTCCGCAACGCCATTGACGCAATGTTCAGCTTCATCAAGACCGCCATCGAGGCCTCGGTGGAATTCATCAAGGGCTACCTCAACACCGTGCTGAATTTCTACAAGAGCATTTTCAACGGCATCGCACGCCTGTGGAATAGCACCGTAGGCAAGCTGTCATTCTCGGTGCCGGACTGGGTGCCAGGGCTCGGCGGCAAAGGCTTTAGCGTGCCGCAAATCCCAATGCTGGCAGAGGGTGGCATTGTGACCGGGCCGACTTTGGCGATGATCGGTGAGGCAGGCCCAGAGGCTGTCGTGCCGCTGTCAAAGATGGGGCAGATGGGCAACGTCACCATCAACATCAACTCAACCGTGGCTGACGCACGCCTCGGTGACATCATCGTCAACGCGTTGAAGCAATACAACCGTCGCAGCGGCCCGATTCAGGTGTCGGTGGCGTAATGCCCGAGCAGGTAGTCCAATCAGGCACCTACACGCTGGAGCTCGACACAGGGTTTCAGGTTGACGCATTCGTGCTCAACGACGCAACCAAGGGCGTGCTGAACAACACCAGCTATGTGCTTGACGGTACGACGCAGTTTGCCGACATCACCGAGTATGTGACCAGCATTGACTACAAGCGTGGGCGCCAAAAGACCGATGACCAATTCGGTGCAGGCACCATGAGCTTCACCATGCTCGACCAGACGGGCATCCTCGGCCCCTACGACTCGAGCAGCCCCTACTACGACCCAGCCAACGATCAGCCAGGGCTCGCACCGATGCGGCAGGTCAGACTGCTACGCGACAGCACGTACCTGTTCACTGGTTATGTCACTGGCTACTCATACGACTTTGCCTTGGCTGGCCCCAACACGGTCAACGTGCAATGCGCCGACGAGTTCTACAAGCTCGCACAAACACAGCTTGATGAATACAACGTCACGGCACAAACGTCAGGTCAACGCATCACCAGCGTGCTCGCGTTGCCCGAGGTGGACTACACCGGGGCGACCGACATCGATACAGGCACGGTCGATCTAGGTCACGATTCGTCATACACCGTCGAGCAAGGCACAAACACGCTCAGCTATTTGCAGCAAATCAACCAGGCTGAGCAGGGCCGCCTGTTCATCGCAGCCGATGGCGAGCTCGTGTTCCAGCCGCGTATCGGCAACACGCTCAGCGCACCGGTCATCAGTTTCAAGGATGATGGCACTGGAGCCGACTACGAATCGCTGCAGGTTGAGTTTGACGCCGACAACGTGGTCAACCGCGCCTACGTCAAAGGGCTAAACAACAATGAGGCCACCGACACCGACGCAGGCAGCATCGCCAAATACTTCACGCAATCACAGTCGATTACGAACAGCCTGCTGCACGTGCAGGGCCAGATTGACGCCCTGGCGGCGTACCTGCTCGAGCCTGAGCCCGAGCCGCGCTACACGGCCCTCAGCACCACGTTCAGCCGGTTGACGAGCCTGCAGCGCGACAGCGTGGCAACCATCGACATAGGCGACACCATCAGCATTGAGAAAGACATCCCCGGCTTGGGCTCGCAAATTGGTGAGGAGCTCGCCATTGAGGGCATCAGCGGCAGCATCACGGTTGATGCTGGGCATCGCATCACGTTCTACACCAGCCCGACCACCATCGTTTATGAGCTCATTCTTGACGATGCCACTTACGGTCAAATGGACTCAACGAACGTATTAGGATGAGGTGACCATGGGTGCCAACGCACAGACAACCGTTCCAACATTTACCGCTGGGCAGGTATTGACTGCCGATCAGCAAAACCAATCGGCACGCACAGGCGTGCCTGTCTTTGCTGGTACGGTTGAGCGCGACGCGGCATTTGGTGGCACCGGCGAAAAGACCCTCGCAGAGGGGCAACTGTGCTACCTCGAGTCAACAAACGTCGTGCAGTATTACGACGGAGCGGCCTGGGCAACGGTCGGGCCGCAAACTTTGACGAGTGGGCTTAATTACATTACTGGCGCTGCATTTACCGCCGTGACCAGCGTGGCTCTACCGACGAGCACATTTACGAGCACGTACCGCAATTACAAAGTCATGTATCAGTTCAGTTCAAGTGCATCTAATAGCGCGTTGACTTTGCGGCTCCGTAAGTCCGGTACCGATAACACCGCCGTCTCTTACGAAGGTGGCTTAATTTTGGCTTTAAGTAACAGCACGGCAGTAGCGCAAGGTTTTGCGACCACAAGTTTTGCATTAGGTAATAGTCAAGTTGGTAATCAGTTAGCTTTTGACTTGACTTTTTACGCGCCTCAAGTGAATCAGCAAACTTCATTTAGCGGCACCGTAGCAGGCCGCACCACTGAACGCGCCGGTGGCGCGGTCGGCGGTATGCACGACCAGACAGACCAATTTGACAGCGTGAATCTAATCGTGGCAGGCGGAACGACGATTACAGGCGTGTATCGCGTTTACGGTCTAGCAGACAGTTAGGAGACAACATGACGCGACCACTAATCCAGATTGGCGACGACGTGCGCGAGATGACCGTCGATGAATACGCGCAGTATCAGCTTGACGAATCAGAGCACGCCGCAACAGCCGCAGCAGCAGCAGCAGCAGCCGACGCCAAAGCCGCCGCGCTGGCATCAGCTCGCGCAAAGCTTGCCGCGTTAGGCCTCACCGACGCCGAAGTCGCCGCATTGCTCGGAGGCTGACGTGAAATGGCAATACATGCTCGAGGATTGGCTGAAGGCATTTGTCGCTGGATCCGTCGCCGTGCTTATCACAAGCGACTACAACGTCGAAGGCGCGCTAAAAGCAGGGCTCGCAGCCGTGCTGCCGCTGATCTACGCCTGGGCAAACACGAAAGACCATAGGTACGGTCGCAAGTGAAGCTCGTAGTCAAGCCGGTACGGATGCCAGCTGACCTACGCAACATTGAGTGGGGCAAACTGCCCGACTACCTGCTGACACCTATCAGGCCTTACGGCAGGCTGCATCCGCTCGCAGCCCAAGCATGGGAGGCAATGCGTAAAGCCGCGCACCGCGACGGAATCAGACCGTTCAAACCGACCAGCGTTGCAGACACGTATCGAAGCCTTGAGGTTCAAGAGCGCGGATTTTTGGCGCGTTACACCACGGCACCGATTGAAAACAGCAAATCGGTACGCACGTACAAAGGGCAAAAGTATTACCTGAAGCCAGGGCTGGCCCCGATGGCTGTGCCCGGTCGCAGCTTTCACAATTTGGGGTTGGCGGTCGATGTCAGCGATGCCAACGGATTGCGGCTGCAATGGATGCGCGACAACTGTGACAAATACGGTTTCACTTGGGAGCTGCATTCTGAGCCATGGCACATCAGGTATTTCATGGCAGAATCAATACCGGCAGCAGTTCAAGAATGGATTGACTCGCATGCCAACGGAGATTTACGTAGCCCTGATCAGCGCAGTGGCAATCATCATCGCAGCCGGGCTACCGGCCTGGCTGATTGAAAGGGCACGCAAAGAAAACACGCAGGATCACGCATACGTGCGCAAGATTCTTACTAGGGTGGAACGCAAGATTGACAACCACTTGGAGGATCATCGCAATGGCGTTACGCGACGAGTTGGAACGGAAAAAGGAAAAGTTACAGACGTTGATTGAGTGGGTCAAAGCCCAACCCAACGCTGACGAATGGCACGAGGTGCTGATGGACTACAGCTACAGCCTCAGATCATTGGCGCAACTATGCCACAAACACGGAGCCCCGGCGGCAATCACGCAGAACACGGTGCACAGGTACCGCGAGCGCCATGCTTCGTGACGAGGTAAGCAAACTTCAATCAGTCGATCAACTGCGTCAGGCGCTGGTGCGAACGCAGCAGCAGCTTGTCAAAGCCAAGTTTGCCAAGGATGAGCTTGTGGCGGCAGTGCATCAGGCCGCAAAGGATGCAGCGCTCGCGGTCGAGCCGATACGCATCAAGCCACCGACTAAAGACAAACGCACCGGCAAACCTGAGGTCGCCCTGGTGCATTTGACCGATTGGCAGTACGGCAAAAAAACGGTGAGCTACGGCCCGACCACGTGCGCGCAACGCATCGAGCAATTTATTGACAAAACCATCCACATCACCGAAATTCAACGCAAGCATCACCCGGTGCGCGAGGTCGTGATACTGCTTGGTGGCGACATGGTCGAGGGCTTGGGCATTTTCCCAGGGCAGGTTTACGAGGTGCACGCACACCTTTACGAGCAACTGTTCACGGTCGCACAAATCATCACGCAGTCGGTCACGACATTGGCACAGCATTTTGAGAAGGTGCACGTGGTATGCGAGTACGGCAATCACGGCAGGCTTGGTCGCCCAGGCGAGATGCCAGGCGGCGACAACATTGACCGCATCGCCTACGAGATTGCGCGCGAGAAATGCAAGGGTTTGGTGCACAACTGGCAGAGCTCAAGCGACTGGTATCAGATTTACAAGATTGGCGGCTACACGGCCCTGCTAGTGCATGGCGACGAAATCAAGAGCTTTGGTGGCAACACACCGGCATTCGGCATCCTGCGTAAGGTGAACGCTTGGGCCGGTGGCGTCATCGAGCCGTTTACCGATTGCTACATGGGCCACTGGCACACCCCAATGAGCCTGACCATGGGCAACGGCAATCGAATCTTTGTGACCGGATCGCCAGAGTCACACAATGAATACGCACGCGAATTCGTGGCTGCGACAGGCAAACCCAGCCAACGCCTACATTTCATCGATCCGTTCAAGGGCCGCGTGGCGGCAGAATACGTCGTATGGCTCGACTAGACCAAAACCCCCTCGTGCGCGTCACCTGGCATGACGCCTACACGCTCGGCAACAACGAATGGCGCGACCTAGATGACATCAAAGATGAGCCCTGCATCGTGTATTCGGTCGGATACTGGCTCAAACGCAAACGCTCAAGGCACCTAATCCTGATCCAGAGCTGCGCCGACGATGAGCAAGTGGACAACGTGCTGCTCATCCCCATGGGCATGGTCAAAAAGGTCGAACGGCTAAGAATCCCCCACAAGCCCCGAAAACGTCGCTAAGGTCAAATACATGGGATTGGAGGCCCATAACATGACCACACCACAGGTAATCACCTACGAAATACTCACTGGGTACTGCTCGGACACGATGCAGGAATTCCACCTCGTAGTATTCAGGCACGACACAGGCCGCATCAAGCGCGCCCAATTGCGCATGCGCAACACGCCCGAATCCGACTGGAGCGACCCATTAGAGCTGAAACACCTGCCGGGCGAACCCACACACCCGAGCGCCGCATGAACCCCCTAGTTACCATCGGCGCATGCGCGTCGCTGATCATCGGCGGCATCGGACTTGCGCTTACCCCAGAACAGCCACTAGACCCTTGGTCGCCAGCGGTGTCATCGACCGCCTACATACCGCCCACGACCGAGGCACCGCTGGCAACTCCCCAGAATGGCACCATTGCCCCTTACGAAGGCCCAGGATGCGCCGAATGGGCACCCCTAGCCCTTGAGGCAGGCTTCACGCCCAGCGACCTGCCAACAGCGCTACAAGTCATGGAGCTCGAATCCATGTGCCTACCTGACGCCATAGGCGACAACGGCGAATCATTCGGCTTGATGCAAATCAACAGCTTTTGGTGCCAACCCAGCCGGTACTGGCCCGAGGGCTATCTGCAGGCATTCGGCCTAGTCAACGACTGCTCAGAGCTGATGCTGCCACGCACCAACCTGATCGTTGCCTGGCACATCGCAGCCAACCACGGATGGCCCAACTGGACAACGTACGAGCACATCGATGGGTGACGCACTGGTATTTCTGATTATTTACGGCTACTTCGTTGCAGCGTTTTGGTACCTTGCTAGAACACGCAGGGAGAAAGACAGCGATGGCAGCAACTAGACCCGACCCGGGTGACGCGGCGTACGTGGCATGGCAGCTTACCAAAAACGGTGATCGCATGGCACAGTACGGACACCCTTGGGATGACTACACCATGGTGCGCCGCATTTTTGGCGTGCTGACCAACTTCAAGCACAACTTGACGGTGCAAGAGGCAATCATGTTTATGGTCGCAGTGAAGTTGGCCAGGCTGATGACATCACTCGACCGCGAGAAACTGCACGAGGATTCACTCATCGACGCAATCGGCTACCTGAACTGTTTGCACATGGTTGACGCAAAAGACAATCTCGTGGATGCCCCATTGCACATCGTTGGCGACATGTGGATCGACAAATGACCAGCCCACAGAAACGCAAAGGGCACGCAGCCGAGCGTGCCGTGGTCAAATGGCTACGCACGTATGGATTCAAAGCGAACCGCGTGCAAGCCGGTCGGCCCGATGACCAAGGCGACATCGAAGGCTTGCCAGGCGTCGTGATTGAGGTCAAAGACCGCAAGCAACACAACTTTGAGGAATACTTCACGCAGCTCCGCCGACAGATTCAAGCCAAAGAGGCATGGACAGGCGTCATCATCTTGAAGCGCAGAGGTCAAACCGACCCAGCTGACTGGATTGCATGCATGCCTGCATACGAATGGATTGCACTATTACCACACTGGACACAAATGAGGGACAAAGAGCGTGACGTTCAACCTTGACAACTACGTCGATGTACCTACTCGACTACGCATGGCGCTACAAAAGTACCCAGACCTGCGAGTGCAAGAATCCCAGCCGGTATTCCGTGAGATAGGCAACAAGCTCTACATTGAGATTCGCTGCACGGTATGGCGCGACAAAGACGATCAGCTGCCGTGCATCGCATTCTGCTGGGAACCATTTCCTGGCACCACGCCATACACACGCGACTCCGAGCAAATGAACGCTTCGACATCGGCCCTAGGGCGCGCCCTGGGCATGAT